TTAATCATTCGTTTCGTGCTTACTCCACGAACGACCAAAAAGCTCATTTCCGTCCGACAATCTTAAAATCGCTGTCGCTTCCAAAATCTTATGTGCCTTTGCAGTTGTAGAATCAGCCTTGTCAAACGCAATAAAGATCTGTCGTCCACTGGCCTGATAACGTTCCAATATGTGTTCTAGGTGTATGTCCTCAATACGCTTGAGAATATTAGAATCGTGAATAAGCACAGGGATTGGTCGTAACTCAAGCACACTTAAATCGTAAACCACCAGGCTTTTAAACGCAGTACCCTCACTGGTGTTTCCAGGAGTCTCGAAGGTAATTTCCTTATGGGGAGTAATCTGCAAAACGGGTGCTATTTCTTGGTGTTCAGTCACTACACCATTTATCGTTGCCATACGTAGGTTGATGTTGTCCTGTATTTCTTCCAGCTTCTCGGTTTGTTGTAGCAATAGTCTTTCCAGCTTGTGCTCTGCTTCGGCGCGGATTTCCTGCAATTGTTTCTGGTGAATCAACTCGGCTGTTTCCTCTTCTAGTCTATCAATGCTTTTTGACACATTGACACATTGGGAGAGCACTCGTTCCGACATCTCCTTTGCCAAACCGGATTCCTCGATCTTTTGATGTAGGCGTTTGATTTCTTTATCGCAATGATCAATAAGCGGTTGCAAACGTTCTATTTCCTGAGCCATCTCTTCGCCCAGAATTTCTCTTATTCTCTTATGAAAGTGCTCAATTTCCTCGAAGGCTTTTATATCAGTATTCGGGAAAAAATGCACCAAGGAATCAAATTCACTGGCGGTTTCAGGGTTAGTGTCAGCGATGTTACCCGAAATTGCATTAAGCTGAGACTGCAGACGATTGCGTTTGCGGATGAAATTATTCAACTCTTTTTGAGCCGCTTTTATCCGTTCAAATGTCTGTGTGTCAAACCCAAACAGCGCTAGTTGGGCCTCTTCACTGTTTTTCATTAGCTTCTGGAGCCTTTTCTTCAGTGACTCTATAGTCTTCTGATTCATTTCAATTTTTGCGGTGTCAACCTGCTGACGCTTGCGTGACTTAAGCTGCGAGGATTTGATACCAAGTTCTTCCTCCATGTTCTTAATGGCAGCAAGAATATTGTAGTGACCAAATAGTTTCATCAGAAAATCAACTGCTTTTTCATCCTGTTCACGAGGCTTTACGAGCAGGGGGTACTTCTCCAGTGCATTTTCCCGGCCATAAATACGAAAATACCGCTCTGTAATCTCCGAAAATGTAAGGGCTGGAAGTCCAACCTTGTATTCCTGAAAGAGAAAGCTCCGAAATTCATCAATCGACAACTTTGTAATGAAATGGCCTTCTTTATCACAGCGATATACATTTTTAGGTTCATCGGTTCTCCGGTAAAAGTAATGTGGCTGTCCTTCAAATTGAAAAGTGAAATAAATGGTATGAGGGCCGATCTCTTTTTTAATATCATCGGAAAGGGAGTAATAGCCTTCACCGCCGAATACATAGTCGATAATCCACAGGAATGTTGATTTGCCGATGGCATTACTGCCGCCAGCACTGCCTAAAACCGTATTAAGTCCTGACTTAAAGTGGATGGTTTGATGCCTCGGTGCAAATTTATCACATCGAATTTCTGCCAACATAGCGTAGTACCCTCCCTTCCTCGATTAGTTCAATTTTCCCCAATGCAAACAAGCAGTCTAAAGCACTTAGAAAATCACCCATATCCTTTTTTCCTGACGTGGTTAGTTCAAACAGCTCTTTAGGAGACATATCTCGCTGCGTCAATACTTCTAAGATATCTGGAAAACGGGCAATAACGCTGTTTGCATAAGATGTAACTTTATTCGGCAATCTCATCGAATACCTCACACCTTTGCACGAAGTAGGAGATTATGATTTCACAGGCTTCTTTGTATTTGCGGCCAGTCTTTTCAAACAATGTTTCAACGAGCAGATTATAAATGGCACTTTGGGTGGGAAGCGATTCGCTTGCATCTTCATACATCCGCTTAATACTTTTAGCAAACTTATCAACGTTTAGCTTGTTTTCTCCTGCCAATCGATCTAACGCATTATTAACGCCTTCATACAACTGCGTAACATCAAAAAGCACCCGCTCTTTCAACCGCTTTTCAGTGACTTTCTTTTCAACCTTGACAGGTTCTATTTTGAGACGTGTATCGTCTGTAACATCCATTAAGTTTACCTCACGAAGCACATCTTCAATTTGCTTTTCTAATGTATATAGTGACGTTGCATTCCTTGCCGCCGTAAGATTTTCTAAATAATGCTTGTCCGATAATAAAGCCAATTTATCTTTTTCCGAGGCATTTTGCATTTCGCGTTCACAGTCAACACATAGAATAACATCATCAGTTTCAGAAAGGTGAACGACTTTAGCGTAATTAACGTCGTTACCTTCTTTTTTTATGCCCAATGGTCTTCCACATTTTTGACATTTGCCGCCCGTTTCTGTTAGTAAAACCAAAGCGCGAGTGTCAATCGCTATTTCATCGGCGATCCCCATTGAGAAATTGCTGTATGCCGTAAGAAAGTCTATGCTCGTTTTTTGTGTGTCAAAGGACTGTATGTACTCACCGGTTATCTCTCTTAGGCTTTCTTGGCAGTTGCGGTTTTCTACATTGACCACCGTATATAGGAAAATTCCGGCCAGAAAGTCTTCTAAAACAAAAGCATCACGTCCTGCAATAGTTGCTTTTGTCATTCCGTTAACTCTTTCCACAATTGTATCAGGCTCGATTGTGTCATCAGAAGCGATGATATCCTTCAACGCAAGAACGATGTGGCTCCTTTTGTTGCTGTCCAGGAGAGGTAGGATATGATGTTTGAAATAATCAGCAACAGTACGCGAGTCCGCTGTTGGAGCATTATCAGTCACGATAGACGATAGATTTTTCTTACCACGAACCAAATCTGAAGTAGTGCCATCATCTTCACGAATATCATAATTTGGCGCAATAGAAAGCAGGATGGTGCCACACAACCGCTTTTGCGTAACGCTTTTTGCTTTACAAAGCGTTAAAACCGTTGCATAAGAACCAAAGCACAGCTTTTTCATAAATTGCGCCCCCTCAATTAAATCTAAGAATTCGATGCATCATCATCGACATAGTCAACAATATCACCAATGTTTACATCAAGAGCCTTACAAATTCTGGCTAATACGTCCATGCTTACCGGCAAGTCCTTACTCATCTTCGCTATCGTAGTTGATGTCAGATTCGTCTTTGCCATCAAGTCTTTTTTCATCATCTTTTTATCAATTAATAGTTTCCAAAGTTTGTTATAACTAAATGCCATTCTATCGCCTCCAAGCATTCTGGACGCTCTTAAAATAAGTTGTTACCTAATTATAGCAAATAACTAAGCAAATAAAAAACATAAATTTAAATATGTTAATTTAAGCTTTGCAAACGCTTAGTCCAATTTTCAGCGATAAAAACGAATGGAAATTTGCTGAGTCACAGCGGAGTGATAGCGGAGCTGTGGCTGAGGACTCATCGTGTTCGAGCCAATAAAATCAACATAGACGGTCAGACAAGCCGTACTTTTCATGGAAAGGAGATTCAACGAGATGCGAGACATCCGAAACGCTAACGGCAAGTTGGTCTGTCGACTGGACGAAAAAGCTGGCGTCGTAGAAATCGTCCACAAAGGTTGTAAGACGCTGATTTGTTTTAAACCAGATGGAACAGCAGAAATCATAAATACAGAAGCAGCATAACCGCAAAACACAAGTCAATAACGAGAATCCGCAGAACCGCGAGACGGGCAGGACGACACCAACCACTGGTGTTGCCGCCCGTCTCGTTTTGTTTCTACGGATTTGAGACATCGGCCCCCTGCGGATTTTCAAGCCAACTTTTGAAAATCGCAGGAGGAAAAAGATGTTAATTAATTACAAGGATGCCGATGGCAAAATCATCGAATTGGAGGTTTCTGACGAAGTCGGTACCTTCTATCTCAGTTCCGTAGAAGAAGAAAAGAAAAATGAACGGCGGGAAACCCGCCGCCACACTTCCCTCGAGAGTTTCACCTATGAGGACAAGCGGTTCTTCGACGATGGAACGGACTTGCTTGCCGATCTAATAGCTTCAGAAACTGTGAGCCGCGCTATGTCCCACCTGACCGAGCGACAGCAGTACCTTATCCGCAAAACCTGTCTGGAAGGTTGGAAATACACAGAACTTGCCGCCCTTGAGGGCGTGGACGAATCCGCTATACGGCACGCTGTAAACCGAGCTAAAGACAAACTTAAAAAATATCTGTCATAGACCGTCCGATTTGCTTTCCGCAGGTGGCATAAGACAGAAGGCACAAGAATCAGCCTTCGGAAAGGCAAGGTGATCCAAATGAAGCACACGCTTAGGATCAGTGTTTCAAAGGAACCGCAGGGTGGTGGAATAGTTGGCTGTCGCCATGTCACCGTGCGCGAGAGACTGCTGCGTCTCCTGCTGGGTGACAAGCAAAGGCTGACGGTCATTGTCCCTGGCGACAGCGTGAGAGCGCTTTCAATTATTGAGGAGGGAGGTGAGGGCCATGAGCAAAACCAAGCTGTTGCTGGATGTAGCGGCTAACCTGAAAAATCTGGCAGACAGCATTTGGGCAATAGCAGAGGCAATGGCGGATGGTGAGCCTAGCGGGGCTTTGAAGCCGGAAGCACCAACTATTAAAAAGGAAGAAAAGCCTGAAACCAAAGCGGTCACGCTTGAGCAAGTCCGGGCTGTGCTGGCTGCGAAAAGCCATGACGGCTTTACCGCTGAGGTCCGAGCACTGTTGGAGAAGCACGGTGCATCAAGGCTCAGTGAAATTGACCCGGCGAATTATCCCGCACTTCTCGCGGATGCGGAGGGGCTGAAATGAGCAAACACGCTATTCTCTCCGCTTCCGGAGCGCACCGCTGGATGAACTGTACCCCATCAGCCAGGCTGGAGATGGAGTTTGATGAGAGTGAAAGCGAAGCCGCCGCTGAGGGTACCGCAGCTCATGCCCTCGCTGAACACAAGCTGCGCCGGGCACTGAAAATGCGCTCGAAGAAGCCAATCTCCAAGTACGACTGCGACGAAATGGACGCACACACCGACGCTTACGTGGATTTTGTTCTTGAAACCATCGCCCAGATAAAGTTGACCTGCAACGACCCGTTGGTACTGATTGAGCAGAGGCTGGATTTTTCCAGGTATGTACCGGACGGTTTCGGTACCGGCGATTGCGTTATTATCGGCGACGGTACACTCCATGTTATCGATTTTAAGTATGGGCAGGGCGTTCTGGTGAATGCCAAGGACAATCCCCAGATGAAGCTATATGCACTTGGTGCACTGGAACTGTTTGACGGGATATATGACATCAGCACAGTGGCCATGACCATTTTCCAGCCGCGCCGGGAGAATGTCAGCACCTACACGGTATTTAAAGAATCGCTTTATCAATGGGCGGAGGAAACACTGATACCCACCGCTGAGTTGGCTTTTAAAGGTGAGGGCGAGTACGTCCCGGGTGAACACTGTCAGTTCTGCCGGGCTGCGGTAAAGTGTCGAGCCAGAGCCGAAGCCAAGCTTAAACTGGCGGCCTTTGAGTTTGCCCTTCCTCCCTTGCTTTCCGATGAGGAAATTGGCGAGGTTCTCAATTTGATCGGCGACCTGACCAGTTGGGCAAATGAGATTATTGCCTATGCCACAGATGCCGCTGTGAACCATGGCAAGGAATGGCCCGGTTTCAAGGTGGTCGAGGGGCGCTCCGTCCGGAAATATACCGATGAGAAGGCCGTCACCGAAGCAGCAAAAGCTGCTGGATACCGCGACATCTATAGAGAGAGCCTTATCAGCATTACTGAGATGGAAAAGCTGATGGGCAAATCAAGGTTCAATGAAATTCTCGGCGGACTGGTTATAAAGCCGCCCGGCAAACCGACCCTGGTTCCGGTTACGGACAAGCGACCGGCGATGAGTATATCAAACGCAAAAAACGAATTTATGGAGGTTTAATACTATGTCAAATACAGCAAACAGAGTTAATCGTAGTCCTGGGAAAAATCCTACCAAGGTTATCACCGGCATTGTACGTCTATCCTATGCGAACGTATGGGAACCCAAGTCTATAAACGGCGGCGCGGAAAAATACAGTGTCAGCCTGATTATCCCCAAGTCAGACACTAAGACCATCGCGGCCATCAATGCAGCTGTGGATGCTGCGATCGAGGAAGGCAAAGGCAAATTTGGCGGTAAGATTCCTTCTAAAGCGCAGTTAAAACTTCCGCTTCGTGATGGCGATATTGACCGCCCTGATGACGAAGCCTACGCCAACAGCTATTTTGTTAACGCCAATAGCAATACCGCTCCACAAATCGTGGACAGGCAAGTCAACCCTATCCTTGAGCGTTCCGAAATTTATTCCGGCGTTTACGCAAGAGTCAGCATAAACTTCTATGCCTTCAACTCCAATGGCAACAAAGGAATTGCCTGTGGTCTGGGTAACATCCAGAAAATTCGTGACGGTGAACCGCTAGGCAGCAAATCAAGTGCTGCTGATGATTTTGGCACTGATGTGGACGATGATTTTCTGTCATGAGAACGCTTAGTATTGATTTAGAGACTTTCAGCACGGTAGACCTCGCGAAAAGCGGGGTCTATCGCTATACTGAGTCCCCGGATTTTGAAATCCTGTTGTTCGGCTACAGTGTTGACGGCGGAGGTGTTCAGGTTATTGATCTGGCCAGAGGTGAACATATGCCGGATGAGATTTACAGCGCTATTTTAGATGAATCCGTTATCAAATGGGCACATAATGCGCAGTTTGAACGCGTATGTCTGTCCCGCTATCTTAACCAGTGGCTGAAACCAAATTCATGGCGTTGCACCATGGTGTGGTCCGCCTATCTCGGTCTGCCTTTAACGCTGGAGGGCGCTGCGTTGGTCACCGGCGCTGAAAAACAAAAACTGACTGAAGGCAAAGACCTGATCCGCTACTTCTCCATGCCCTGCAAGCCTACTAAAACAAACAATCAGCGCACTCGTAATCTCCCTGAACACGACCCTCAAAGGTGGGAACGCTTCAAAGCCTACAATGCCCGCGATGTGGAAACGGAAATGGCAATACAGGCAAAGCTGGCGAGCTTTCCCGTACCGGAGGATGAGTGGAAAAACTATATCCTCGACCAGAAAATCAATGACCGAGGTATCCTGCTGGACATGACCCTGGTCAGGCAGGCGATCCGCTGCGATGAGCAATCCCGGTCGGAACTGACGCGAGTTATGCAAGAGCTGACCGCACTGGATAATCCCAACTCAGTCGCGCAGATGAAGTCCTGGCTCGCTGATCATGGCCTTGAAACAGACACGTTGGACAAAGCAGCGGTTAAGGAACTGCTTAAGACCGCACCCGGAAATCTGGGACGTGTTTTAGAATTACGGCAGAAGCTAGCCAAGTCCAGTATAAAGAAATACACAGCGATGGAAAACGCAGTCTGCTCCGACGGCAGGGCGCGCGGGTTGCTGCAGTTCTACGGAGCTAATCGTACCGGGCGTTTTGCTGGGCGGTTGATTCAAGTACAAAACCTTCCGCAAAACCATCTACCAGATTTGGAGGAAGCGCGCAATCTTATTCGCTCCGGGCAATTTGATGCAGCAGAGATGCTCTATGATTCTGTGCCCTCCGTTTTATCCGAACTTATCCGTACCGCATTCATCCCACAATCTGGATTAAAATTTATCGTTGCTGACTTTTCCGCCATTGAAGCCAGGGTAATAGCCTGGTTGGCGGGTGAAACATGGCGGAATGAGGTATTTGCCACCCACGGCAAGATTTATGAAGCATCGGCGGCGCAGATGTTTCATGTTCCTATTGAAGAGGTCACCAAAGGCAGCCCGCTGCGCCAGAAAGGGAAAATAGCCGAATTGGCGCTTGGCTACGGCGGATCAGTCGGTGCTTTAACCGCTATGGGCGCTCTTGATATGGGGCTTACTGAGAATGAACTCCAGCCGCTGGTAACCGTCTGGCGAAAGGCCAATCCCAACATAGTAAGGTTCTGGTGGGACGTTGACCGGGCTGCCAAAAGGGCGGTCAAGGAACGCGTCACTACGGAAACACATGGACTCCGCTTTGAGTACCGCAGCGGAATGCTGTTCATTACCTTGCCATCCGGCAGGAAGCTTTGCTATGTGAAGCCCAGAATAGAGCTAAACCGCTTCGGCAGCGAATCGGTGACATATGAGGGTATTGGGACAAACAAGAAATGGGAGCGCATCGAAAGCTACGGGCCTAAGTTCGTGGAGAACATCGTCCAGGCGACCTCAAGAGACATTCTCTGCCATGCCATGCGCCGTTTGGATGCCCTGGGCTACAACATAGTAATGCATGTCCATGACGAGGTTGTCATTGAAGCCCCGGCAGATGCATTGGTTGATGATATATGCCAGGTTATGGGTGAAACTCCTCCCTGGGCTAAGGGGCTTCTGCTCCGTGCTGACGGCTTTGAGTGCCAGTTCTATAAAAAAGATTAGAAAAAAATAATGGACCGTCCGATTCCGCTCCTTGTGGTGGCGATATAGCGAAGGCCAAAAACAAAATCCAAGCCTTCGGAAAGGACGAATCCATATGAACGAACTACAGGTATTCTCCTACGAGGGAAAAGAGGTCAGAACCATCCAGAGGAACGGCGAAACTTGGTGGGTGCTAAAGGATGTGTGCGGAGTGCTGGAACTCAGCAACGCTCGCATGATTGCCGACCGGCTTGACGAGGATGATGTAAGTCTGGCTTACGTCACCGACAGTATGGGTAGGCGGCAGCAAACCAACATCGTTAACGAGAGCGGGCTTTACAATGTTATCCTGCGCTCTGACAAGCCCGAAGCCAAGAAGTTTAAACGCTGGGTTACCCACGAGGTTCTTCCTCAGATTCGCAGACACGGAGCTTACATCACAACCTCTAAGCTGGAAGAAATCATGAATGACCCTGACTCCTGGATTAAGCTCTTGACCGCCCTCAAGGAGGAACGCCAGGAAAAAGAGCGGCTTCAGCTACAGGTCGCCCAAGATAAGCCTAAGGTGGTATTTGCCGATGCTGTATCCGTATCGGACGGCACCATTTTAATCGGCGAACTGGCGAAAATCCTCAAAGGCAACGGTATCGAAATCGGCCAGAACCGCCTGTTTGAAAGGCTCCGCCAGGACGGCTTCCTTATCAAGCGCAAAGGCACCGACTACAACGCGCCGACCCAAAAGGCCATGGAACTCGGTCTTTTCAAAGTAAAAGAAACCGCCATTACCCATTCGGATGGTCATGTCACCATCAGCAAGACCACCAAAGTTACTGGCAAAGGGCAGCAGTATTTTGTCAACTACTTTCTCGGGGGAGGGGCGGATAGGGATGGACGGGCGTAACAGCGGGGGCTGCCCGGAACATATAGCCGCTCTTTCTTCGGACGGTGCGGCGCAAAAGGAAATAAGGCACCGTCAGCTGGTTTACATATGCTCTCCTTTTGCCGGTGACACGAAACACAACATCATCCGTGTGCTGGGCTATTGTCGGTTTGCAGTTAGCAAGGGATATATCCCCCTCGCGCCTCATCTTCACTACCCACAGTTTATGGATGACGGCAACCGTGAAGAGCGCGATCTCGGGCTAAATTTTGCCCTGGTTCTACTTAGCAAATGCGATGAGCTGTGGGTGTTCGGCCACCGGGTGTCGGACGGTATGGCCCGGGAAATCAGCAAAGCGAAAAAGCAGGGCATCCCCATTCGGCACTTTACTGAGAAATGCGAGGAGGTGCAGGGAACGTGAAGATAGCGGTCGGCAACAGCCGCATGGATAAGAAGTGGAAAAACAGGGACATCTCATGGGAAAACTTTCTCTCCCGGGTCAGCACGACGATCCGCACCACCGAAACGGTATCGGAATTCCGCAAGATGAGCCGCGCGCAGCAGGATTCCATCAAAGATGTGGGCGGCTTCGTGGGCGGCGCTCTGCGCAAGGGCAAACGCAGGAACGGTTATGTCCTTTGCCGCTCCCTGCTCACCTTGGATATGGACTATGCCAGGCCAGGAATTTGGGATGAAATTAATATGCTCTACGATTTCAAGTGCTGCGTTTACTCCACTCACAAACACACGCCGGATGCACCGCGCCTGCGGCTTGTTATTCCCCTGTCCCGCGAGGTAAGCGAGGACGAGTACCCCGCTCTTGGTCGCATGGTAGCCAAGGAAATCGGTATCGACTTGTTTGATGACACGACTTATGAGCCATCACGGCTTATGTATTGGCCGTCAACGCCATCTGACGGTGAGTTTGTGTTCCAAGAAAAAGAAGGCGAACTGCTCAACCCCGATATATATCTCGAAAAATACACTGACTGGCGGGATACTTCCTTGTGGCCTGTATCCTCGCGCCAGTCAGAAGTGGTTCGTAGCCAAATTACCCAGCAAGCCGATCCGCTCACCAAGGAAGGTGCAGTCGGTGCGTTCTGCCGGGCTTACTCGATTGAGGATGCAATTGAGACTTTTTTATCCGACGTCTATGAGCGCAGCGCGATGAATGGGCGTTACGACTATATCCCTGCTGATTCTTCAGCGGGACTGGTCATATACGATGGTAAATTCGCCTACAGCCATCACGCTACCGATCCGGCCTGCGGCAGGCTGCTGAATGCCTTTGATCTGGTGCGAATACACCGCTTCCGCGACCTCGACGACAAGACCGCTTTGGATACCCCTCCGGGAAAGCTGCCCTCCTTTAGGGCCATGACGGAACTAGCCATAAAGGATGAACGGGTCAAGGAGCAGTTGGCTGAAGAACGTAAAGCCCAGGCGGAGAACGAGTTTAGGGATGCGGATTGGCAGAAGGCCCTGGAACTTGAAAAGACCGGTGCTGTTAAAGACAGTTTCGGAAACTATCTTCTGATATTAAACAATGACCCTAATTTGAGCGGTATCGTTTTTAACCAACTGCGGGACGGTGTGGATGTTCGTGGGGAAATACCCTGGCAAAGGTTCAAACCTGGCTGGAGCGAAACGGACGCGGCGAAACTTTATGAATATCTGCAAAATCATTATGGCATCTACTCACCGACTAAGACGAATAATGCCGTTATGGCAGCAGCAGCTGCCCGACAATTCCATCCGATACGTGAGTATCTTAACACACTTCCTACCTGGGACGGCATTAAAAGAGTCGAAACGCTTCTGATTGATTACTTCGGTGCAGAAGATACCCCGTACACCAGGGCTGTTACTAGAAAGACTTTTGCGGCGGCGGTCGCCCGCATTTATCAGCCTGGGATTAAGTTTGACTACATGCTGGTCATTAATGGGGCGACTGGACTTGGAAAATCCACGTTCTTTGGCAAGCTGGCCGGAGAGTGGTTTTCCGACAGCCTGACCTTTGCTGACATGGGAAAAGGCAAGGATGCTCCTGAAAAGATACAGGGGTTCTGGATTATAGAAATCCCCGAACTTGCTGGTATCCGGAAAACTGACGTTAACAACGTAAAAGCATTTTTATCCCGTTGTGATGATAACTATCGTGCCAGCTACGGACATGTAACTGAAAGCCATCCTCGTCAATGTATTATTGTGGGCAGCACCAACAGCGAAAGTGCCGGTTTTCTTCGTGATGTGACCGGCAACCGCCGCTTCTGGCCAGTCCGTGTAAGCGGTAAAAATGCCAGGCGTGGTTGGGATATCACAGATGATGATGTTCTTCAGATTTGGGCCGAGGCCAAGCTGATATGGAACAACGGTGAGAAGCTCTACCTTGAGGGAGCCGATGCGGAGGCGGCGGTCAGTGAGCAGGCAGACGCCATGGAATCTGATGAACGTGAAGGCTTGGTACGCGAGTATCTCGACATGCTTCTGCCGGAGAACTGGGACACTTTGGATGTATACCGAAGACGTGATTATTTCCGGGATCAGAATGACCCAACCAGGCCGCCAGGTGTTAAACGGCGCGATATTGTCAGCAATATTGAGATCTGGTGCGAGTGCCTGAACAAGAACCGCGAGGACATCAGAACCCGCGACAGCTATGAAATCACCGCCATCATGCAGAAAATGACCGACTGGCGGCGCGGGGATAAGAAGATCCGAATCATTGGCTACGGCCCCCAAAATGTGTGGTTGAGAAAGCCGGATTAAGGCAGAGGTGTTCCAAGCGTTCCGGGTTTGTTCCAGGAAAAGAGAACAGTGGGAACAGGCGTTAGCTTAGAAGAATAGGCAACTCGACAAGTTCTGTTCCAAGTGTTCCAAGAATTATATATGAGTTATTTGTATTATTACTCTCTGTACCTATATGGAACTATATACACGCGTAAGGGTCTATAAGGAATTTTTCGGTACGACTGGAACACAACTGAGCGGAATGCCTTGTAAATTCAGGGTTCGAGGCTGTTCCAGGTTATTGTTCCAAGGTGTGTTCCGTTCCAGCAAATGAGCAAGTAGCAACAAGATGAAAGGAATAAAAATGCTATGGGGAGTCCTATGCGAGAAAAAAAGATAGAACAAAAACTGGTCAAGGCAGTCCGCGGCATGGATGGTTTAGCGCTAAAGTTTGTGTCACCAGGGTTCGATGGAGTGCCCGACCGCTTAATATTATTGCCCGATGGACGGATGGCCTTTGCAGAAATTAAAGCGATGGGATGTAAATTACGGCCTTTGCAGGTAAGACGAAAAAGACAACTGGAAGCGTTAGGGTTTTCGGTGTACGTCATAGATAGCCCGGAGCAGATTGGAGGGATGCTGAATGAGATACGAGCCACATGAATATCAGGATTATGCCACAAGATTCATCCTTAAGCATCCAATCGCGGCTGTTCTGCTTGAAATGGGACTTGGCAAAAGCGTCATTACGCTGACAGCCATCTTCGACCTTACCCTGGAAAGTTTCGAGATTCGCAAGGTTCTGGTCATTGCCCCGCTTAGGGTGGCACGGGATACATGGCCCACGGAAATTGAAAAATGGGATCACTTAAAGGGGCTTACCTGCTCGGTGGCTATAGGTAGCGAAGCCCAGCGGAAAGCTGCGCTTAGGAAAAGAGCGCAAGTGTACATCATCAACCGGGAGAATGTCGACTGGCTGGTGAATAAAAGCGGCCTTCCCTTCGACTTCGATATGGTGGTAATCGACGAGTTGAGTTCTTTCAAGGATAACGGCTCCAAACGGTTCAAGGCCCTGCGCAAGGTTCGGCCTGGGGTTAAACGGATAGTCGGCCTTACCGGTACGCCTTCATCCAATGGATTGATGGACCTGTGGGCTGAAATCGGCATTCTTGATATGGGGCAGCGCCTTGGCAGATATATCACCCACTTCCGCAATAATTATTTTATGCCGGACAAGCGTAACCAGCAGATGGTGTTTTCATACAAACCCCGGCCCGGTGCCGAGGAAGCTATTTACCGGCTGATTTCCGACATCACCATCAGCATGAAAAATACCGACTATTTGAAGCTGCCGGAACTGGTGATGAACGAGATCCCCGTCAGGCTGTCAGAAAATGAAATGGCTTGCTACCAGGCAATGAAGCGCGAGTTGGTACTGTCCCTTAAAGGTCGGGAAATTGATGCCGCCAACGCCGCGGCGCTTTCCGGCAAGCTCCTGCAGATGGCCAACGGCGCGGTGTATGACGAGGATAAAGGCGTGGCGCATATCCACAACCGCAAGCTGGATGCCATGGAGGATATTATCGAAGCCGCCAACGGCAAGCCTGTTTTGGTAGCTTACTGGTTCAAGCACGATCTGGAGAGGATAATTAATCGTTTCCCCGCTGAGAAGCTGGACAGCACTGCTTCCATTAGGCGCTGGAATGACGGAAAAATACCACTGGCCGTGATTCATCCGGCATCGGCCGGACACGGATTGAATTTGCAGGCGGGCGGCTCCATTCTGGTATGGTTTGGGCTTACCTGGAGCCTTGAACTCTACCAGCAGACCAACGCCCGGCTGTGGCGGCAGGGTCAAAAGGATACGGTGGTTATCCACCACATCATCACCAATGGCACCATTGATGAAGATGTGATGCGCGCCCTGGAAAGAAAAGACAAGACCCAGACCGCTCTAATTGACGCGGTAAAAGCCAGGATTGGAGGTGCAAGTCTTTATGAGTAACAGATGTTTCGCTTTAAGTGAAAATAATAGTTGCAAGGTGCTAACCATTGTTAAGTGCCCCGGCAGCAGTTGTTCGTTTTATAAAACCCCGGAGCAGGCAGCTGAGTCACGCAGAAAAGCCAATGCCAGATTGGCCAGTCTGGACGAAGCATACCAGAAGCATATTGCAGCTACCTATTACCGCGGCAATATGCCCTGGCTGGAAGGTGATGATGGCTATGACGGTTAAAGAATATTTATCCCGGGCTTACCGAATTGACCAGCGCATAAACAGTAAGCTGGAACTGGTGGCGTCACTCAGGGATTTAGCCAGGAAAGCTACTGCAACGCTGTCGGACATGCCCCGTAACACCAGCAATAATATTCATTCCATGGAAGATATCATTGTAAAGATCGTTGATCTGGAAAATGAAATCAACCAGGACATTGATGAACTGGTAGATTTGAAACGGGAGATCGTAACCATCATCAAAAAAATTGAAAACCCAGTGTACCAAACTTTGCTTGAACTTAGATACCTGGGCTTTAAAAGCTGGGAGCAGATCGCTGTTGAAATGGGATATAGCCTGCAGCACGTTTTTAGGATGCATAAAAGGGCTTTGAATAAGGTAATTCAAAAAGATGAGAGTAAATGTGATAAAAAGAGAGTATGAGTCTGTTCCATAATTAAAGTAGAAAATTGCTTAAATCATTAAGCCTCCGCAGGTTGCTTTGCGGGGGCTTTTTGTATGCCAATAACGAGGTGAAGCTTAATGCCCTTTAAACCCAAACGGCCGTGTTCTTACCCGGGCTGTCCAAAGCTAACACACGACAGGTTTTGCGAAGAACATCAAAAGCTGACCGACAAACAATATGAAAAGTACCAGCGTGACCTGATCGTAAAGAAACGCTACAACAGGACTTGGAAACGAATCCGCGACCGGTACATTGCCGCACACCCTCTCTGCGAGAAGTGCGCAAGTCTCGGACGGGTCACCCCAGCCCAGGAAGTACACCACATCAAGCCGCTGTCCCAGGGAGGCACCAACGATATGGACAACCTCATGAGTTTGTGTACATCCTGCCACTCCGAGATCACTGCCCGCGAAGGCGGTCGTTGGAGGAAATGAGTTTCATGTCTCCCACAGGGGGATCTAAATCTCTACAACCCTACCCTGGAGAACGGGCGGCCCCCTTCGCGCGCAAAAATCACGGTTCAAACGGGGGATTAAACCCTGCCACAGTAAGGAGGTGAAGGCTTGTGGCAAAAGACGGAACCAATAGGGGCGGCCGCAGGGTCCGCGCCGGTGACAAGCCGCAGCCCCTGGCTGACAAAATCTCGGCCGGAAAGGCCGCAAAAGTTTTAGCAGCCCCGGAACTGCATCCCGAGTCGATGCTTGAAGCGGGCGACCTTGACGATACAGCCGATTTATACGGAGAAGATATGCCCACGCCCAGCGATTACCTCAGCGCGAGACAGAAAGACGGTAAGCCGCTGGGCGCTGACGCTCTGTTTAAAGAAACCTGGAAATGGCTTAAAGAGCGTGGGTGTGAGAAATTCGTTAACCCAAGATTGATTGAAGCCTATGCCCAGGCTTTCACTCGCTACATCCAGTGTGAGGAAGCTATCAGCACCTACGGGCTTTTAGGGAAGCACCCGACCACGGGCGGCGCTATAGCCAGCCCCTTCGTACAGATGAGCCAATCCTTTCAGAAGCAGGCCAACCTCATCTGGTACGAGATTTTTGACATCGTAAAACAGAATTGCACTACAGCCTTCGTCGGCAACCCGCAGGACGATATTATGGAAGCCCTGCTGTCAGGCAGGAAAGGACGGTAGGTAGGATGAACACAACCGAGCGTTTTGAAAAAGTTAATATCGACCGGTTAGTACCATATGCTCGCAATGCCCGCACACATAGCAAGGAGCAAATACTTCAGCTTCGAGCATCACTTAGGGAGTTCGGCTTCGTCAATCCGGTCATCGTAGATAAAGATCTCAATGTCATCGCCGGGCACGGGCGCATCCTCGCTGCCAAGGAGGAAGGTATTGCTGAAATACCTTGCGTGTTTGCGGAACACCTGACCGAAGCCCAGAAGCGAGCCTACATTATAGCTGACAACCGCCTCGCCCTGAACGCTGGCTGGGACGCGGAGATGCTCTCGGTAGAGATTGCTGATTTGCAGGCCGCCGATTTTGACGTATCTCTTCTCGGCTTTGACGACGCGGAACTGAACAAACTACTGGGCGGTGCCGAGGACGTGAAGGACGACGACTTCGATGTGGAAGGCGAACTGGCCAAGCCTGCTATAACTAAGGCGGGTGACCTCTGGTTTCTGGGACAGCACCGCTTGGTCTGCGGTGACAGTACCAAAGCGGAGACCTTTTCCCTGCTTATGGACGGCAAACTTGCCAACCTGGTGGTGACAGACCCTCCCTATAACGTCAACTATGAGGGTACGGCGGGCAAAATTAAAAATGACAATATGGCGGACCAAAAGTTCTATCAGTTTCTGCTGGAAGCTTTCACCCTGACCGAAAAGGCAATGGCCAAGGATGCGAGTATCTATGTGTTCCACGCCGATACCGAGGGACTAAATTTCCGAAAAGCCTTTTTGGAAGCGGGATTCTATCTTTCGGGAACGTGTATCTGGAAAAAGCAGTCGCTGGTACTGGGGCGCTCGCCTTACCAGTGGCAGCACGAGCCGATCCTGTTTGGCTGGAAGAAAACGGGCAAACACGCCTGGTACTCCGATCGTAAGCAGTCTACCATCTGGGAGTTTGACAAGCCCAGGAAGAACGCTGATCACCCGACCATGAAACCCGTGCCGCTGGTAGCTCACCCGATACTCAACTCCAGCATGACAGGGTGTATTGTTATTGATCCGTTCGGTGGTTCCGGCAGTACCCTGATCGCCTGTGAGCAGACCGGCCGGATTTGCCACACCGTGGAACTGGACGAGAAGTTCTGCGATGTTATTGTGAATAGGTACATTGAATTTAAAGGTTCTGACGCTGATGTTTTCCTTATGCGCGGCGGTCAGAAAATACCCTTTAAAAGCGTGTAAAAACTGGTATAAAGGCTTGCTATTCCACAGCTTAAGAGTGATGTATATGACTACCAAAACAGAAAGGTGGTCAATCTCATGGAATTTAAGTTTAACGTTACCGGCGCTAGGCGCAAAGAACTTGTAATGGCAATCAGCGAAATCCTGAATACTGCGCCGGAATACAAAGGCGCTCCGACCTTTGCTTATGTCATAGGCGGTTTTACCGTCAACAAAGAAGGCACCCTCAGCGCCAGTGAAAACAACAGCGACGAAGATCTTGAGCAATTATTAAACGAGCTTGATAAGCGCGGATTTCAGTTCGAAGCACCAAGCGAACTGGTTATTGAGATGCCCGGGGAAGGTTTTACCGAAGCCGCCATTGCCAATCTGGAGCGGCTGGTTAAGAGCAAAGAAACTCTTATTAAGAAAGCCTTGGGCACAAATAGGTTGCCTATTGAACAGACCGAGGACAGGCTGCGTTTCCCCTGGTTCTCCGGAAGCCTTGCAGCGGAAGAAGTCAACGCCTATTCCCGCTTCATCGGGGCGCTCTGCGCCATGGCCAAGAACCAGCATCGGGTAACCGCCACCGAAAAGGCTTATGACAACGAAAAATACGCCTTTCGCTGCTTCTTGCTGCGCTTAGGATTTATCGGGCCGGAATACAAAGCGGAACGAAAAATCCTGCTCTCCAGGCTGACCGGCAGCGCCGCTTTCAAAAACGGCCAGCGCAATTCGGAGGAGGGGACTGAAGCATGAAGCAGATTCATCCTGAAATGTTAAAGGTGCTGAGGTCATATTATCCCCCGGGTACGCGGGTCGAACTGGTCCGTATGGAGGACCCATACACCAGGCTGAAGCCCGGCGACCAGGGCACAGTATCATTTGTAGACGATACCGGCACCGTATTTGTCAACTGGGACTCCGGTAGCGGGCTGGGGGTAGTATATGGCGAGGATGAGATAAGAAAACTCGATGATACCCTGCGCCGGGCAGCCGCCGAATCCGCAGACATGGAGGAGGCCAAATGAATGAGACCATACGGATGCAGATTTTAGCTATCAGGAAAAGCGGCGTCACGAATATGTTTGACCTCCCCCGCGTTAGGCAGGAAGCATACACCCGAGGCTTTTACGAACTGGTCATCTACCTTAATGACCACAAGGCCGATTACTGCCGCTTTATACTGACGGGCGAGGAAGATGAGAGCAAATAACTGAAGACCAATAAATATATGGTTAACAGAGCTTCTTATGAGGCTCTTTTCTTTTGTTCGCTTTAAGAAAGGAGGCGGCAATATACGTAAACTAAAGAAATATAAACCGACACAGTTTATGGCACCGGATTCAAAATACAGCAAAGATGCCGCCGACTATGCTGTGGCGTTCATCCAAGCCCTGTGCCACACCAAAGGCTCTTGGGCTGGCAAGCCCTTTGAACTCATCGACTGGCAGGAACAGATTATACGCGATATTTTTGGGATACTGAAACCCAATGGCTACAGGCAATTCAATACGGCTTATGTGGAGATTCCAAAGAAAATGGGTAAGTCTGAACTGGCGGCCGCCATTGCCTTGCTTCTCACCTGCGGGGACAACGAGGAGCGTGCCGAGGTTTACGGCTGTGCCGCCGACCGCCAGCAGGCATCCATCGTGTTTGAGGTTGCCGCCGATATGGTACGGATGTGCCCCGCACTGAGCAAACGTGTTAAGATCCTGGCTTCCACCAAGCGGCTTATTTACCTGCCGACCAATAGCTTTTATCAAGTGCTGTCGGCTGAAGCCTATTCGAAGCATGGTTTCAACATCCACGGCGTGGTATTTGACGAGCTGCATACCCAGCCTAATCGGAAATTGTTTGACGTCATGACCAAAGGCTCCGGGGATGCAAGGATGCAGCCGCTCTACTTCCTCATCACGACAGCGGGCGATAACGTCAACAGTATTTGTTATGAGGTGCATCAAAAAGCCAAAGACCTGCTAGCCGGTCGCAAGCATGATGCGACGTTTTATCCTGTAATCTATGGAGCAGAGGAAGATGACGACTGGACTGACCCTAAAGTCTGGAAAAAAGTTAATCCGTCGCTGGGTATAACCGTAAGTATCGACAAGATTAAAGCTGCCTGTGAAAGCGCGAAACAAAACCCCGCTGAGGAAAATAGCTTTCGGCAACTTAGACTCAACCAATGGGTCAAACAGGCAGTGCGCTGGATGCCCATGGAGAAATGGGATAAGTGTGCTTTCAAGGTTGACCCGGGAAAACTAAAAGGCAGGGTTTGCTATGGAGGGTTAGATTTGTCCAGTACGACTGATATAACAGCTTTTGTGCTGGTGTTTCCCCCGGTGGATGAGGACGATAAATTTCATATTCTCCCCTACTTCTGGATACCGGAAGAAAACCTAGACATTAGGGTACGGCGCGATCACGTAAACTACGACCTGTGGCAAAAACAAGGTTTTCTGAAAACCACCGAGGGCAACGTGGTCCACTACGGATTCATTGAAAGCTTCATCGAGGAACTTGGGACCCAGTATAACATCCGTGAGATTGCCTTTGACCGCTGGGGAGCGGTCCAGATGACACAGAACTTGGAAGGGCTTGGTTTTACGGTGGTGCCGTTTGGCCAGGGGTTTAAGGATATGTCCCCTCCTACCAAGGAACTAATGAAACTGACCCTGGAAGAAAAAATCGCCCATGGCGGCCATCCGGTTCTGCGCTGGATGATGGATAATATTTTTATCCGTACTGACCCGGCTGGAAATATCAAACCTGACAAAGAGAAAAGCACCGAGCGGATTGATGGGGCGGTAGCCACAATTATGGCATTGGATAGAGCAATAAGAAATGATAATAGGGCAAGTGTTTATGATGATAGGGGGATTCTGTTTCTGTAACCCGGCCAATTATTTACATATTTATATCTAAGATATAATATGGAATAAATTATTGCTTAAAGGGGGATAGACTATGAGCGTTGGTTGGGTTACATGTCCAAAATGCCATGAAGAATACTACATTGAACATATTAAATTTCCTTTTAAAGATGTGGGTAGTTCATTGGAATGTTTGAAATGTGGAACGACATTACATACATGGGGAAAAGGAACAGACGATTATCGGCTACGTACTAAGGAGGACATGAGAAAAGCTCAAGAATACGAGGATTCAAAGCCAACATGTGTCTGTGGGGCAAAGATGACTCTTAGAAACGGTCAGTATGGATATTTTTGGGGTTGTTCTAGATATCCTGCGTGTACAAATACTCAGAAGTATAATCGTTAACATTGTATATATAACCCAAGTAAACAAGAAACGATATTGATTCAGCCACTTCGTAAAGAAGTGGTTTTTTCATGACCATTTTTAGGAGGAACATTTTATGAAAATACCCGTATTATCAAGATTATTAAAGCCCCGAGCAAGTCCTAAAAATCGTCTGTATGGCAGCACATACAGCTTTTTCTTCGGCGGAACCGCCAGCGGCAAAACCGTCAATGAAAGAACTGCCATGCAGACCACCGCGGTATATGCCTGCGTTCGCATCCTGGCGGAAACCATAGCCAGCTTGCCGCTCAATGTTTACCGCTCTACAGACAACGGCAAGGAGAAAGCCATAGACCACCAGCTATATTATCTGCTCCATGATGAGCCTAATCCGGAGATGACTTCATTTGTGTTTCGGGAAACACTGATGAGTCATCTTTTATTATGGGGCAACGCCTATGCCCAGATAATTAGAGACGGTAGGGGCCGAATCTTAGCTCTTTATCCCCTGCTGCCCGACCGCATGACAGTGGATCGGACAACTGATGGACAGCTCTATTTCGAATACCGCAAGGACACCGGATATGTGATCTTAAGGCCAGAAGATATCCTGCATATTCCCGGGCTTGGTTTTGATGGACTGGTGGGTTACTCTCCTATCGCTATGGCCAAGAACGCCATAGGCATGGCGATTGCCACCGAAGAATACGGGGGTAAATTCTTTGCCAATGGAGCCAGTCCAGGCGGAGTTTTAGAGCATCCCGGGGTAGTCAAAGATCCGGCCCGAATCCGGGAAAGCTGGAACACGGTCTACCAGGGCAGCGGCAACGCCCATCGGATAGCTGTTCTGGAAGAAGGTATGAAATTTCAGCCGATAGGAATTCCGCCGGAACAGGCGCAGTTTCTTGAAACCAGGAAGTTTCAGACTGAGGAGATATGTCGGATCTTTCGGGTGCCACCCCATCTGGTGGCTAACTTGGACAAAGCCACTTTCAGCAACATCGAGCATCAATCTATCAGTTTTGTAGTCCATACCATCCGGCCCTGGCTGGTAAGGCTCGAGCAAGGAATGAATAAAGCTCTGCTCACCCCATCCGAAAAAGGCCAGTATTTTGTGGGCTTTGTGGTGGATGGACTATTGCGGGGCGACTATGCATCGAGGATGCAAGGCTACGCCATAGGTATTCAAAACGGCTTCTTAAGCCCCAACGATGTAAGAACCTTAGAAAACATGAACACCATCGAGCATGGCGATATTTATGCCATGAACGGCAACATGTTAAAGCTTGAAGATGTGGGCGCGTATGCCAATACCAACAGAAAGGAGGTCAGCCAATGAGCAGAAAGTTTTGGAACTGGCTCAAAAACGAACAGTATCGAACCCTCTTTTTAGATGGGTATATTGCTGAGGACAGCTGGTTCGAGGACGATATTACCCCCAAGCAGTTTAAAAATGAGCTGTACGCTGAGGATGGGGATGTGGTGGTGATGCTCAACTCCCCAGGTGGCGATGTATTTGCCGCCAGTCAAATCTACACCATGTTAAAAGAGTATCCGGGACACATTACCGTCAAAATCGAAGGGCTGGCTGCCAGCGCGGCTTCAGTGATCGCCATGGCGGCGGACGAGGTTCACATGTCTCCGGTAGCCATGATGATGATCCATAACCCCGCCACCGTCATATTCGGGGAAATATCTGACCTTAAAAGCGGTATTGCCATGCTGTCAGAGGTTAAAGAAAGCATCATCAATGCCTACGAGCAGAAAACCGGTTTATCAAGAGCCAAAATTTCGCACATGATGGATGCCGAAAGCTGGTTTAATGCCTGGAAAGCAGTGGAGCTGGGCTTTGCCGACAAAGTCTTATACACAACCGAAGAACACCTAAACGAGCCGCCCAGTGCGGCTTATCTTTTTGACAAAATGACGGTCACCAACGCGCTGGTAAAAAAGTTTCCGCTACCCCAGGTTAATAACCCTAAACCGCCGACCGGCACCCCGCTTAGCTACCTGGAAAAGCGGCTCAGCCTATTAAAACATTAGAATGGGAGGAATAACCATGAGCAAAATCTTAGAACTGCGTGAGAAAAGAGCCAAAGCCTGGGATGCCGCTAAAGCCTTTCTGGACAGCAAGCGCGGCGCTGACGGGCTCCTTTCCGCCGAGGACGTTGCCACCTATGAAAAGATGGAAGCCGATGTGGTGAATCTCGGCAAAGAAATCGATCGGCTGGAGCGTCAGCAGGCATTGGACGCGGAGCTTAACAAGCCCGTCAATACACCTATTACCGGTAAGCCCGGGCAGCCCAACCCTGAGAATAAAACCGGCCGGGCCAGTGACGAGTACAAACGAGCCTTCTGGAACGCCATGCGCAGCAAGACAGCGGGCTACGAAGTCCTGAACGCGCTGCAGGTGGGAACCGATTCCGAGGGAGGCTACCTGGTGCCGGACGAGTTCGAGCGTACCCTGGTCGAAGCTCTGCAAGAAGAAAACATCTTCCGCACCATGGCCAAGATCATCCAAACTGCCAGCGGCGACCGCAAAATACCGGTCGTAGCATCCAAAGGAACCGCTTCCTGGGTAGATGAAGAAGGCGCTATCCCAGAATCAGACGATGCCTTCGGGCAGGTTTCCATAGGGGCCTACAAGCTAGCGACCATGATCAAGGTATCCGAGGAATTGTTAAATGACAGCATCTTTAATCTGGAGTCATATATCGCCCGGGAATTTGCCCGCAGAATCGGTGCCAAGGAAGAGGAATCCTTCTTCATCGGTAACGGAACCGGCAAGCCAACCGGGATTTTCAATGCAACCGGCGGAGCTGAACTGGGCGTAACTGCTGCTTCGGCAACAGCTATTACGGTGGATGAGATCATGGATCTGTTCTACAGCCTTAAGTCCCCTTACCGCAAAAACGCCGTGTTCGTGATGAATGATTCCACTGTCAAAGCCATCAGAAAATTAAAGGACGGCAACGGCCAGTACCTGTGGCAGCCCTCCATTTCTGCCGGACAACCGGATACGATTTTAAATCGTCCGGTCAAGACTTCAGCCTATGTACCGGCAATTGCGGCAGGGGCTAAAACTATCGCTTTCGGCGATTTCGGCTACTACTGGATTGCTGATCGGCAAGGCCGTTCCTTCCAAAGGCTGAACGAGCTTTATGCGGCAACCGGTCAGGTAGGATTTAAGGCAACCCAGCGGGTGGACGGCAAGCTGATTCTCTCTGAAGCCATCAAGGTACTGCAGATGAAAGCGTAGGTGTGAGTTATGAGCAATGTAAAGAACTACACTGAGCAAGGCGGCGAAAAAACCGTCATTGGCGGATCGCTTGAGATTACAGCCAGCGGCAAGCTGACAATTGCGGAAGGTGCAACAATTGAAGGGATCTTATCAGTCCCGGTGGTTGATGCCCTTGACTCAACCTCAGCTACCAGCGCCCTGTCGGCTAAACAGGGCAAGGTTTTGAATGATGCTATAGCTGCCAAGACCGCTGCCAATCAGGCCGACAGTATTGCAACCGAAGTGGCCGAATTGGTAACCGACTTTAATGCCCTCCTCGCTAAGCTTAAAGCCGCGGGACTTATGGCAGCCGAGTAATGAAAGGCGGTGGGCGTATTGGTGCTTTCTTTGGAGGAAGTAAAACTGTATCTAAAAGTAGACGGTGATGAAGACAATACGCTCATCACCGATCTCATAGGTGCCGCCGAGGAGCTATGCCAGGACATTCTGCGCTTTCCCCTGACCGAATTTACCGAGGTGCCGGAAACAGTTAAACAAGCCCTACTCTATGCTATCGGCAATCTTTATGAACTACGGGAAGCAGTCGACATGAAAGCCTTAATTGAGTTTATGACCAGGCTCTTATTCGCCTACCGCCGAGAAGGGTGGTAATTATGAAGAAGCGCGATTTAATAGGTCAGATGCGGCAGCGGATTGCCTTGCAGGTCAGGACTGTCACCAGGGTGGAGGGCATCCCTGAAGAAAATTGGGCTACCGTAGCCACAGTCTGGGCAGCGGTGGCGGACCTATCGGGTAAAGAATATTTCCAGGCGGGGGCCATGCAGTCGGAGGTCACCACCCGGATTAAAATCCGCTACCGAACCGGGATAACTCCTTCCATGCGGGTATTATATGGCTCCCGGGTATTTCAAATTCTGTCGGTAATCGATAAGGATGAGCGGCACCACGTAATAGAACTGACGTGCAAGGAGGTGATCCCCGGTGGCGGGTAATTTGACTCTGGAAGGTATGGACGAGATTTTAGATAGGCTAAAGGAACTGGGGCAAAGAGCCGCTCCGGTAGAGAACCAGGCCCTCTATGCCGGTGCCAAGGTCGTCCAGGAAAAGGCTAGCCAAAAAGCGCCGCGCAGTTTAAAGGCTAAGGAGCATCTGGCCGACAATATCGTGATTTGCGAACCAAAGCAGGATGAAAACGGCAAATACGTGGAGGTGGGGCCAACGGCTCCCTTTTTTTATGGCAAATTTCTGGAGTACGGCACCTCCAAGATGACCGCCCGCCCTTTCATGGGTCCGGCCCAAGCCGAAAGCAAAAAACAGGTGCTGGAAACCATCAGGCAGACCTTGAAAGCGGGGCTTGACCTATGATCAATGTCAAACCGGAAGTCCTGGCGGCTTTGGAGGAAAATACCGATCTGCTGGCTTTATTGGGCGGGCCTCATATCTACCAGCTGAAAGCACCGGAGGGTTTAGGTAAATACATTACTTTGTTTGAGTTAACCAATTTCGATTCCGCCTGGGCAGACGGCACTGCTTTTATGGCTGAGGTGCACCTGCAAGTGGATGTGTGGGTAAAAGCAGCCAGCCCCTCCCCTATTGCTGCCGAGGTGGACAAAACCATGAAATCATTAGGCTTTAAAAGAACTAGCAGCGCCGATCTTTATGAAGACGATACCAAAATGTTTCACAAAGCGCTCAGGTATGTGACTGAGCGGGAAGTTGAAGGAGGTTAAAAAATGGCAGGGGTACAAGTAGGCTTAAACAGCCTGTATTACGCGGTTCTAACTAGCGATACGCCTTTAGCAGCGACATATAACAGCCCGGTGGCCATAGCCGGGGCTATCAACGCCAAAATAAGTCCCAAGAGCAACACAGAAACCCTGTACTGCGACGACGGGCCTGATGAAACCGTCACCTCGCTGGGGGAAATCGATGTGGAGTTTGAGACTAAAGATATTGACTTAAACACCCAGGCGGTCCTTTTGGGACACAGTGTCACCGGCGGGGTGCTGATCAAAAAGTCAACCAATACCGCGCCCTATGTGGCTTTGGGATTCAAGTCCAAAAAGAGCAACGGCAGCTACCGCTATGTATGGCTGTATAAAGGGAAATTCGCCCTGCAGGAGCAGGAGTACCAGACCGCGGAGGATAAGCCCAAATTTCAGACCCCCAAAATCAAGGGGACATTTATTAAACGCACCTTTGACAACGCCTGGCAGAAGATCGGCGATGAGGATCATCCCGATTGGACAGCTTCAACCGGCACAAATTGGTTTACGGCGGTAGACGGAGCGGCCCCCGACCCTCTGACGGTGACAATAAGTCCGGTGGATGGTTCCAGCGGAGTGGCGGCAGACGCTAACCTGACCTGGACCTTTGCCAACGCCATCCAGGCTACCGATGTAACCGCCGCTAATTTTATCTTACTGAAGGCAGATGATGGGTCCTTAGTTGCCGGAGTCCTTAGTATCGATTCGGAACACAAGGTGGTGACTTTCAATCCGGCCAGCAATTTGGCCCCGGGCGCGGATTACATCATGGTATGCACGCAGGGTGTCAGGGATATTTGCGGCCAAAACCTGGCTGTTGCCTCAATCGGCAGCTTCACCACTGCTGTTTAAGTCAATCGGGGCGGTTTTTGTACCGCTATCACACAAGGAGGGATATCGATGAAGAACCCCAAGATTACTCTTAAAGGAAAGACATACACCGCACCCCCGCCCAAGGTCAAACTGTGGCGCGAAGTAACCAAATTCAAAGATAAATTCGGCGATAAAGAGCAAGGCGATGAGGAAGCTCTAAGCGAGATGGAACGCTTGATCGCCGCTGCCTTTAATCACCCGGAAATAAGCGCTGAGGTTATTGAAGAAGAACTGGACCTGGATGAGTTTGTCCCTCTCTTTTACCAGATTGCCAGTTGGGTGGCCGAGGCAGTCAGCCGCAAGATGGCAGAACTCCCAAAGTAAATCCCGCCGACGGACCTGACCTAAGCCATCTGTCGGCTTATCAAATGGTGGTGTATTTCTATTTAAGCCTGGCCCAAAGCTACCACTGGCTCCCGGAACAGATTGACGCCATGACGCTCGATATGTTCTGGGATCTGCTCATTGTTGGCTCTGTAGTTAACGAAGCTGAAAACAATCCTGGCGGGTACATTGATGATATTTGGTAAGGGGGTGAGAACAATTGGCAGAAACCATCGGTGAACTGCTGGTCAAAGTCGGCCTGGACAACACCGGCTTTAATCAGGGCATGAAAGAATTGGATCAGTCGCTTAAGCTGGCTAGGGCTGAATTTCAGGCAGCAGCCGCCAAGATGGGTGATATGGGTAGCGCCGCCGACCAACTTAAATTAAAAGTTGAATACTTAAACAAGCAGGCTGAGGTGCAAAGGCAGAAAGTTGCCGCCTTAAAAGATGCTTATGACAAAGCGGCGGGCAGCACTGAGCAGGATACGGTGGCGGTGGAAAAACTGCGGATCAAAATGCTGCAGGCCGAAAAGGTTCTGGCCAATATGGAACACTCCCTAAAAAATACGGTCAAGGAACTGGAACTGCAAGCTTCCGCCTGGACCAAGCTCTCTAAAAAGGCCGAAGAAGCAAGCCAGAAATTAAAAGCAGCGGGCAGCAGCATCACCAGTGCCGGTCAGGGAATGTCCCTGGCGGTTACCGCACCGCTTGCAGCCGCCGGAACCGCAGCGGTGAAACTAGCCTCAGATACCAATGAAGCTCTAAACAAGGTGGAAGTAGCCTTTCAGGATAACGCTGAAGGCGTTAAGAACTGGAGCGATACCACCCTGGAACGCTATGGCATCGCTAGGGGCACTGCCCTGGATATGGCTGCTACCTACGGGGACATGGCTACCAGCTTGGGGCTTAACACTGCGCAGGCAGAAGAAATGAGCAAAACCCTGGTGGGTTTGGCCGGAGATCTGTCCAGTTTTAAGAACATCAGCATCGACATAGCGGATACCGCCTTAAAGTCGGTATTTACCGGCGAGACCGAATCTTTGAAAGAATTAGGCATTGTTATGACCCAGGCCAACCTGCAGGAATACGCCTACAGCCAGGGGATTAAAAAGAAGATCCAGGATATGAATCAGGCGGAGCAGACCCAACTCAGGTACAACTATGTCCTGGCCATGACCAAGAACGCCCAGGGGGATTTCGAGAGAACCGGGGCGGGAACGGCTAACCAGATGCGGGTTTTCTCCGAAAGCATAAAAGAGCTAGGGGCTACCATGGGACAGCATATCCTGCCGGTTATAACCCCATTAATCCAGCACTTAAATGAACTGGTACAAAGATTCGGGAATTTAAGTCCCAGCGTCCAAAAAACGATTCTAGTCGTGGCGGGGGTGGCTGCCGCCATAGGCCCGGTTGTCCTCATTATCGGTCAGCTGGTCACCGCCGCCGGGGCCATCTCCGGGGTAGTTGGTACAGCTGCAGCCGCTATCGCCAGCGCCGGCGGGGTTACCGCAGCTTTGGGGGCGGCTTTTTCCGCCTTAACCGGTCCTATTGGTATCGCTGTAGCCGTTATCGCTGGTTTGGTTTTGGCTATCAAGGAGCTTTGGCAAAACAATGAAGGCTTTCGTAACACGGTCAAGGAGATCTGGGCGGATATTGGGAGCGTTATCGCCAAAGCCGGAACCGCCATTAAAGTGTTCTGGGACAATTGGGGTAAAGATATCACTGCGGTATTCACCAATATCTGGAACATTATTAAGGCGGTATTTCAGACTGCGGCGGAAGTGATTGTAAACGCCTTCGGCTTTTTCCTGGATGTCTTGCAGGGAGACTGGCAAGGGGCCTGGGAGCATATCAAAAACATTTTCATCACCCTGTGGAATGGGATTAAGACAGTGGTGGTCAACGCTTTCGAGGGTCTAAGAACCCTGCACAACACTCTGCTGGAAATAGGTACTCATATTATTCAGGGTTTGATCGACGGGATTAAAGGCCGGATTGAGAAAGTCAGGGAAATCGCCGGGGAAATTGCCGAGACGGTAAAAAACAAAATCAAAGAAGCCCTATCCATCCGCTCCCCCTCCCAGGTGATGCGCGAATATGGCCTTAATATCAGCGAAGGCTTGAGCACCGGCATGCAAGAAGGAATGTCCTTTATAGAAGGATCGGTATCCGACATTATTGCCACCTTGGTCGATATGAAGAACAGCCTGGAAAAGATAACGGCTGAAACCAATGCCAAGCTGCTGGAAGCGGAAAAAGAGTACGCCGACCAGTGCCGGGAAGTCAAAAGCAAACTGGCCCAGGATGAAATCGCCTTGCAGCAGGAACTGTCCGATAAATTAGCCGCTATTACGGCAGCAGGCTTAGAGAAAGAAGCCCAGGCCATCGAAGCTTTTGAGCAGAGCTATGCAGCCAAGGTGGAGTCCATCAAAAACCAGATCGGGCTTTTTGATGAAGTGAAGCCACAAAAAGTATCAGGCAAGTCCTTGCTTGGTAATCTGGAGGACCAGGTTAGTCAGTTCGACAACTGGCAGGCCAACTTAAAGTCACTGGCCGCCAAAGGGGTTGACGAGGGGCTGATTGACGAACTGCGGCAGATGGGAGTCAAGGCGGCTCCTCAGGTCGCGGCGTTAAATACCTTGACAACTGATGAGCTGAATAAATATGTAGGCCTTTGGAAAACCAAAAACGCCCAGGCCCGGGCGGAAGCCAATATCGAGATACGCCAGGCCCGGGTTGAACTAGGCCAGCGCTTAAGTGAGATCAGGCAGGAAACCCAGAATCAACTTACCCAGCAGACTATCGAAATGCAGAACAAACTCATGGAAATGAAAGCCAAGGCCGATGAGGAGCTGGCCAAGTACAAAAAGGCCTGGGAGGAAAAGAACGGTGAAATTAAAAAGAACGCCGCTGAAACCATCGCCACCATCGAAAAGAAATATGAGGAAATAGTCAAAAAATCGGCCGGGTATGGCATCCAGGCTATGAGTGAGTTAATCCGGGGCATAAGGTCCAGGATGAGTGCCTTGCAAAGTATCATGGATGAAGTGCGAAGCATCATGGGCTCAGGCATGGACCCCAATCAGCGCAATTCCCCCTCTTTAGTAGACAAGATAAAAATCGGGGTGGTTGATATAACGGCTGCCTACAGCAGCTTAAAAAACAATTTAAGTGGACTTGACTTAAAGAGTGCTTTGGTAGGAATTGTTCCTTTAGCCTTGGGTGCGGTTGCCGCTAATACAACCAGTAACAGCTCGACCACTATCAACCAGATCAGTATAACGGTCAATGGCGGCACCGGTGACTCGGGCGAGCAGATTTACCGGACGCTCTTGGCCAAGGGGGTGCGCTTCAGTGGCTAAAAGCCTTAAGATTGCCGGTATGGAGCGCTGGCCGGACTATCGTCGGGGGAGCCTTACTATCAGCCAAATCCTTACCAGTCAGGTAGACAACTGCTCATTTGCGGTTAAGGGAGCAAAACCTCTTGAGGGCAGTGAAGTCATCATCGAGGATAGCAACCTTACGGAACCCCGGCTCTTTGCCGGAACTATCGACCGGGTGGAACTGGTGAACTATAAGGCTCCTCTGGTGTGGAAAGTTGACTGCCAGGACTATACCTTGCAGATGGATAAAAAGCTGGTGGTGGAAACTTATCTGGGCTTAAGTGCTGACGCTATTGTACGCGACATCCTGCTTAAGTATTGTCCTGGTTTTTCGGCGGCGGGGGTAGCCAGCGGTGCACCGGTAATCGAGTCTACCGGCACCGAATTCAACTACAAAATGCCGTCGGAATGTATCAAGTGGCTGTGCGACTATATCGGCTGGCAATGGTATGTGGACTACTACAAGGTGGTCCACTTTTTTGATCCTGCCCAAATGGGAACTTCTGCCCCCATGACATTGCAGGCCGGGGGTCGGTTTAGCAATTTCAAGGTAAGTATCGACCACCAAGGACTGCGCAACCGCGTATATGTTTTGGGCGGCAGCATGCTGTCCGACCCACAGACTATCGAGTGGAAAGCAGACGGTGCGGCTCGTATCTGGGTGCTCCCTTGGTCTCCTAATGAATGTAGCTTGCAGGTGGGCGGTACTGTGCAAAACGTCGGGGTTGAGGGTGTGGATGAAGAAGATGCCAAGGATTATCTGGTAAACCTCAGCGACGGCTACCTGCGCTGTTCTGCTGATACTGATACACCCGAGAGTGGCGTGACCATTTCGCTTACCGCCCGGCAAAGCATTGATGTTATTACCATGGTAGATGATTTGGCCAGCCAGGCTTCCATTGCCGTCCTGGAAGGTGGCGATGGGGTGTATGAGCACTATATCAAAGATGATACCCTGACCACCATTGAAGCAGCTGAAGCGGCCGGAAATGCCGACCTTAGGGAATGGGCTAATCCTAAGACCAGAGGTAGTTTCGTCACCGCAGTGCCGGGATGGGAACCGGGACAGTTAGTAAGCATTGAGCTTCCCGAACGTGGTGTAAACGCAGTTTTCCTGGTACAAAAGGTGACCATCTCCTTAAGTGAAGTCGGTCTTTGGATATACACCATAGAATACGGCGGACGTCTCTTAGGGATAGCCGATTTTCTTAAAGCCCTGGTCTCAGCCCAGCAGAAGAAAAAAATGAACGACACCAAACTGATCCATAAGTTCGTTTATGGAACCGAAGCCATAGCGATAAAAGACGTACTGCTTACAGCAGGCAGAAACCGGCCCTGGCTGGTCGAGAGCTGTGCAAGCAGTGCAGTAATGATAGGAGGTTGATGTAATGGCTGGCGGATATATTCAAGTCCCGCCCGACAGCACTGGGAAAAAGTTAAATGCGCGCTACCGGGCGATTGAAGGCACAGCTGGCTATGAGCAGTATGTGGCCCTGCAAGGGCTTCCTACCTTTTATTGTTTAGCGCGCAGCGTTTCTTTGGCGCAAAACAAGCACTTGTTTTCCATATATAACGATGCGGGCAGCGGGTATTTAATTCGGGTCCCTAGGCTATCCATTGTCAACATGTCACTGACATCGGTTTCCGGGGTAGGGGTGGAACTGGATTTTATGCGTACCACCAGTCAGAGCGGCGGTACGGTTATAACCCCGCAAAAAGCTGACACTGCCGATGTTAACTTGACAGCGACAATTCATATTGCTACCGGAGCCACCATTGCTGAAGGTGCCTTGCTGTGGCCGGTAACTCTTAATAACGATGAAATACCTCTGACCCTTAATGCCACTCCTTTGCTGGATTTCAATATGATCCCCCGGGGAATGGACGTTAAGCCTTTATGTATACGGCCAGGAGAAGGTTTCAGTATCAAACAGATAACCAACACCAGTGTCGGCCTATGGTCAATATTGGCGGTGATTACAGCTGAGGATATCACATAGGAGGTTAGGCTATGGCTATGATATGGGAAATGCATAAGTGGGGGCTTGAAAACATCCCGCAACCGGAAAGCCAACCTGTACCCACTATTGGCAGCCTGGCCCGCATCTATCCCCAGACCCAAGCTATGTCATTGCCTAGGGGGTTGCAGATATCAACAAGTATTGATGGCAGCCAGTGGAGCCCATGGGCGGATGTGGACTTTTCCGAAGCTGTAACAGTACCTTTCCCGGGCTTTATCAAATTCAGGGCCTATCAAAAAGCCAACGTGCAGGTCTTAAACTACAAATCACCAGATGAAGCCGACTCGCTGGTTGGCCTGACGGTGGTTCTGGGCCAATACGGGGTGGTGTGACATGAAAGATACTATCAGCCTTAAATCAGAATGGTACTTGGAATATGGGGACGGCAAAGTTTTCGGCCCTTTAAAAAACTATGTTACCAGCGCAGGCTTAAGTATAGCCGCCCAGAAGCTGGCCGGACTCTCCAGCCCCTATCTCGTTATTGGTGATGATACGACCGAAGGGGATACTATATCGGAAGTTTACCGCAAGGCTGTATCGGTGGTGACCCAGTCCGGCAACATGATCCGCTTTAGGACGGTACTCTTGGCTGGAGAAGGCAACGGGCAGCACCAAAAGACATGTATCTTTACTGACGCCAGCGATGCCCCCGGTTCAGGCATTATGTTTAACCTCTTAAAAGTGCCCTGGGGCAAGGAAAACCAGATGATTTTGACAGTGGAATGCAGGCTTACTCTGCAGTAGGGGGTGATTATTGTGTTGTTTGCAGCTGAAAGCGGCCGAACAGTAATCGATGAGAACCTGGCTAATGCTGCTATGATAATGCAGGAATTCTCGCATATTTATGAAGGCACCGCTTTTGGTGGCAAAACCGGAGCGGGCATTGCTGAATTTGACTGTGCCGGATATGACCATGCGGTGCGTTTTAAAGCCGATGCCGCTGCCGCTATCGCGAGAGTGACCTTTGAAATTATCAAGCATGGTCAGGGTGCCGATCTCTTGGTCGAACTGCGGGACGGCTTTAATCCGGACGGTTCAACGGCGGGTTCGTTGCTGAGATATATGGTGCTGCCCAAAGAGTTTATTCCCACCAGCAAGGGATATTTCAGCATCCCTATAGATATATCTGACCTGGTGAGCGGCGCTTACTACTGGCTGATTATTAAAAAAGCCGGGGATGCTGATAACCATTTCCACCTGCATGGGGAAACCATTCAAGACTCCTTATACCCCACTTACAAAAGAGCGGGAAACAGCGGAGCCTGGACAGCGGAGAACGCTATCCACTTCGGCGTATATAACGGGGAAACGGGCAACCTTTTTCATGGCATCTATGGCTACAACGCTATTACCTGGCTTATATGGGAGGGGGATCTAATCACCAGAGCCTACCGGTACCTGCCCCCTGCTTCCGGTTTTATAGGCGGGGTCAGGCAGATCAAGACCTACCAGTGGGCAGGCGAGATATTGAAACGGGGGGTGGTGTAATGTTTGGCTCAGAAGAGATACTGGCTTTTATCCGTCGTTCTGTCGGTGTGCGTGGGGATGCAGCCGATGCCGCTGGGAGTCTGCATTCAAAGATCAAAAAGCTAAGTGACGATGCTTTAGCAACTCTAGCAAAAGCTCCTTGGAATGGTAAGTCAGTTACCGTAAACTCTGGCTATGTCTACTCCAACGTGGATGGCGACGGTCTGTATCATGATGTCCTGAGAATAACTGGTCCGAGGATTATATTAGATGGATATATCAATTTTGAGCAGAGCTCCGATTACCTCTACAGGCGGATAGTGCTAGATGGTAACACGATAGCCAACTTTAACGGTGATGATATTCAGTCTTACAATCTCTACAGCTGGAATCCAAGCAGTGATTCTCGTAAAAACACCCATAGTTACCGTTTACCCTACGGGTATGGCAAATACTATAACTCTGGTGCTGTAGATTATAGTATTGGTACTAGGGGCGTAATGATCAAATTACCAGCATTACTGCCGGTACAATCGTCATTGGTTGTTGAGTATATGGTAACCAGTGGTAATACGAGACCTATTAACACTCAATACGGCATCTGGCATGTGGCGGCTTAGGAGGGAGAATCATTGGAGATAAATGAAAATGGTCTTATCTATGAAATACAGATGGAAAACGGGGTTGAGGTGGCCAGATTCATCAAGTGTGCCTTCCTGCGGCTTGATATATGCTGCGCGGACACAGTGGTTGTTAATCAGGAACTAAATGTAACCATCGCCTACTTGGACTACGAGGGTAATCCCCAGGTTAACAGCGAGGATATTACAGTACAGGTAATTATAGAGGGTGAGGTTGTTGCCGAAAAAACGATTACCCCTATCAACGGGACTGAGAATCTGGTCCTGGAATTTGCCGGTCCCGGAGAATATCGAATCAGCGCGATAGGGAACTGCACCTGCGAACCCGCGGAAAAGAAGGTGATCGTCAATGGCTGAGAAGCTAGTGGTGGCTAAGACGCAAAAGCACCTGGCGGCTGAAGCGGAGGCGGTCAAAATATCCGACAGAGCGGCTAAAATAAAAGCCTTAACGGGCAAGGCCAACAAGGATGTGGTGCTTACTGATATCTATGAGCAAAATAAACTTATTTTAGAGTTTCAAAACGAAATACTGGGACTATTGAGAAACAAATAGTACCTGTCAAAGATGTGTGAGCCGCAGGGCTCTTTTTTTATTGCTATAACCAAGGAGGAAAGAAAACGCATGAAAAATGCCATTAATACAATTCAAATTGCCCTTTCGGCCTTTGGCGGCTGGCTGGGCTGGGTTTTGGGGGGCTGGGACGGCTTTTTATACGCGCTGGTAACCTTCGTGGTTATCGATTACCTGACAGGCGTCATGTTGGCAATACTGGAAAAACGCCTTTCCAGCGAGGTAGGTGCCAGGGGCATCTTTAAGAAGGTGCTGATTTTTGCCATGGTGGCAGTGGGACACATTATCGACGCCCAGGTAATAACAAACGGTAGCGCTGTCCGTACCGCGGTCATCTTCTTCTATTTATCCAACGAAGGGATCAGTATTCTGGAAAACGCAGCCAAGATCGGCCTGCCTATTCCGGAGAAACTCAAACTGGTTTTGGACCAGCTGAATAAGGAGGAAAAGATTAATGGCTAGATTATGTTTCGACTACGGTCATGGCGGCAATGACCCGGGCGCTGTATATAAAGGAAGAAAAGAAGCTGATGATGTGCTTAGCCTAGGTCGGGCCGTAGCAACAGTGTTGAGACGCCATGGAGTAATCGTCGATGAAACCAGGGCGGCTGATGTTTGTTTAAGCCTGAAAGCTAGATGTGATTTTGAAAACAAGGGTAGCTTTGATTACTTCATATCCTTTCACCGTAATGCTTTTAAGCCGGAAACGGCTACTGGTGTAGAAACTTACACTTATTTAAATCCGGTAGCCAAGTCAAAGGGACTGGCCGAAAAAATTCAAAGCTTCCTGGTGGTAGTAGGTTTTGCAAACCGAGGGGTTAAAACTGCTAATTATCAAGTCTTAAGAGAAACCAAGGCTCCTGCAGTTCTAATTGAAATAGGCTTTATTGATAACAGCCAGGACAATGCACTGTTTGATGGCAAGAGAGATGAAATTGTCAAAGCAGTATCTGGCGCTATCCTTTCCCAACTGGGGTTAGCATACATAGAAGAAGGCAAGAACGGTCTGGAAGGAGCTTTGGAGGTGCTGGTTAGAAACGGCCTCCTTAAATCCCCTGAGTATTGGCTGCAAAATGCCCTTGCGGGTAAAACCATTAAGGGAGAATATGCCAGACTACTTATTGAACGAATGGCTGAATATATTTCTTCTCAACAACATTGAATACTATTATTCTGAAGCAATCGCCCGTGGAGCAACTCGCTCTGCGGGTTTTTTCTTTTTGCTGGGGTTCGACTCCCGCTAGTTGTTCGCATATTGATGGGAGGTAATGACGGTGAAATATGTTGATACCGTCCGATTCTTGCTCCTCCTGCGGCTTATACCGAAGGCTTTTAAGGTTTGCCTTCGGAGGAGGTATTGTAATGAATCAACAGCAAAAAGAGAAAATCATTAAAATGCGACGGGACGGCTTTAGTTATTCAAGAATATCGACAGCTCTTGGTATTTCGGAAAATACGGTGAAGTCTTTCTGCCGTAGGAACAATCTTGGTAGTGCTAATAGAGAATCCTTCTTTCAGAGGGACGGAATTTCTTGCCGACAGTGCAGAACCCCCCTTATCCAGACCGCTGGTGTGAAGCAAAAACGGTTCTGTTCGGACAAATGCCGCATGGCCTGGTGGAACGACCACCCGGAAGCCGTCAACCGTAAAGCCATTTATACTTTTACTTGCCCTATATGTGGCCGTGATTTTGAAAGCTATGGAAACAAGAAGCGCAAATACTGCTCCCGCGCTTGCTACGGCAGGTCGAAGGCGGTGCGGCATGAGTAGTAAGACATTAGCAGTCATCTACTATACGGCTACCATGGCAGTTTTTAAAAGATGGCTTGCGATAGGCATTATCCGAGAAGATGAATTGATAAAAATTGAGGCAACTATCGCTCAAAAATATGGGCTTTCCGAGCACAGCATATATCGCCAAAACGCTTGATAATATAGGCTTTTGGAGCGAATATGTCATAGCGAAAGGAGGTCATTATGGAAAAGATAGTTACGAAAATATCCCCTTCAGTGTCACTAATCCCTGCTAGATTACGGGTTGCTGCTTATGCCCGAGTATCATCCGGAAAAGATGCGATGTTACAATCTCTGGCAGCTCAAGTCAGCTATTACAGCAACCTCATTCAGCAGCGACTAGATTGGGAATATGCTGGTGTATACGCAGATGAGGCACTGACAGGAACCAAAGATACTCGTCCGGAGTTTCAGCGTCTAATTGCTGACTGCAAGGATGGCAAGATTGACCTGATTATTACAAAATCGATATCACGTTTTGCCCGCAACACGGTAACACTTCTTGAAACGGTGCGGGAACTAAAATTGCTTGGTGTTGACGTTTATTTTGAGGAGCAGAATATTCATTCCATGAGCGGGGATGGAGAACTCATGCTAACCATCCTGGCATCCTACGCTCAGGAGGAAAGCCGTTCGGTTAGTGAAAACTGCAAGTGGAGGATTCGCAAGCGGTTTCAGCAAGGCGAGATTGTAAACCTGCGTTTCATGTACGGGTATCGAATCAACCATGGTCAAATTGAAATCGATCAGGAACAGGCCGAAATCGTTCGAATGATCTACGCCGATTACATAAACGGCCTGGGTTGCGGTCGGATTGCTGCCAGGCTGCGGGAAATGGGTGCGCGAACGTTTAGTGGCAGACAGTGGACAGCAAAGCGAGTCTTGGCCATCCTAAATAACGAGAAGTATTCTGGCAACGCGCTGCTCCAGAAAAAGTATGTAGCCGACCACTTGTCAAAGAAGCTGGTTTATAACCGGGGAACCCTGCCAAAGTACTATGCCGAAGGAACCCATCCGCCGATTATAGACCCTCTCATCTTTCAAAAGGCGCAGAAAATCATGGCCCTTCGCCGGGAGAACAGAAATGTCAGGCAAAACCCGGCCAACCGTTACCCATTTTCAGGCTTAATCTTCTGCCCCCGCTGCGGCAAGAACTACCGGCGGGTAACCTACAAGGGGCATGCAGCGTGGAACTGTCCCACCTTCGTCAATTACGGTAAGGACGCCTGCCCAGCGAAGCAAATCCCGGAACCAATCTTATTGTCGCTGACCGCTGAAGTGTTGGGCCTGGCGGAATTTGATGAGGTGGTTTTCCGATCCCAGATTAAGCAGCTGCAGGTGCCGCAAGCAAACAAGGTAATTTATATTTTTCAAGACGGTCATAAAGTTGAAGCCGCCTGGCAAGACCGGTCACGCAAATCTAGCTGGGACGACAAAAAGAAACAGCAGGCGCGGGAAAGGGCGCTTGCCTACCAAAGGGGAGATTTGAAGTGAAACCAGCTCGATCCGTTACTGTCATACCACCAACCATAAACCGCTTTGTGCCGGAAAAGACTGGTGTGGCCGCAAGAAAAAGAGTAGCTGCATATGCCCGCGTTTCAACAGATTCTGAGGAACAGCTTACTAGCTACGAAGCCCAGGTAGACTACTACACCAAATACATCAACGAACGTGCTGATTGGATATTTGCCGGAATCTACACCGATGAAGGTATCAGTGCTACCAATACCAAAAAGCGCGATGGTTTTAAGCAGATGGTCGCCGATGCACTGGACGGGAAGATCGATCTGATTGTTACCAAATCAGTCAGCCGCTTTGCGAGAAACACAGTTGATTCTCTGGTTACGGTTCGCCAGCTAAAAGATAAAGGCGTTGAGGTTTATTTCGAAAAGGAGAACATTTACACGCTGGACAGTAAGGGGGAGCTTTTAATCACCATTATGTCCAGCCTGGCACAGGAAGAAAGCCGTTCAATTTCTGAAAATGTAACCTGGGGCCAACGCAAACGTATGGCTGATGGGAAAGTAAGCATGCCTTATCGTCATTTCCTTGGCTACGAAAAGGGTGAGGATGGTTTACCTAAAATCGTTGAAAAGGAAGCGGAAACAGTGCGGCTGATTTACAGAATGTTTCTTGAGGGTAAAACGCCTTCAGCCATCGCTAAGCATCTTGGCAATCTGGGCATCCCATCTCCAGCCGGGAAAAAAACCTGGCAAGTGGCGACAGTGATAAGCATTCTGACTAACGAGAAATACAAGGGTGATGCTCTGCTGCAAAAAAGCTTCACGGTGGATTTTCTCACCAAAACCACCAAAGTCAACGAGGGTGAAGTTCCTCAATACTATGTGCAGAATAGCCATCCTGCCATTATTGAGCCGGACGAATTTGATGCGGTGCAGCTTGAAATGGAACGGCGTAAAAAACTTGGTAGGCCAGTCAGTTGCCACAGCCCATTTTCGGCTAAAATCGTTTGCGGTGAGTGCGGTGGCTTTTACGGCTCTAAGGTTTGGGGTTCCAACACCAAGTATCGGCGCACGGTATGGCGGTGCAATGAGAAGTACAAAAACGATAAACCTTGTTCCACGCCTCATCTTACAGAAGATGAGATTAAGCAGCGCTTTCTGAAAGCATTTAACATATTGATGGGTGGTCGGGATGAGGTTCTAAACAACTGCCGCCTAGCCCAAGAAGTCTTATGCGATTGCTCGGCAATTGAAACGGAACTTGCGGAACTGCACCGCGAAATTGAGGTTGTTTCCGAACTCACGAGAAAATCCATTTATGAAAACGCCCGCTTTGCTATTAATCAGGATGAATTTAACGAACGGCACAAGGGATACATGGAGCGCCACCGGGTAGCAACGGAGCGGGTTGCTGAATTAGAGGATCAGCGGCGAAACCGCCAAAACAAATTACTGATACTGGACAGGTTTATCCGAGAAATCAAAACCCGCCCGTTTGTGGTCGAGGAGTTTGATGAGAGGCTGTGGTTGGCAGCAGTTGAAAAGGTTACTATCCACCGAGATGGTCACCTGGAATTTGTTTTTAAAGATAGAACTTGTGTACATGTGTAGACGATATAATTGCTGCATAGCCCGCTAAGCCGGTAATGGCTGGTTGCGGGCTTATTATTTTAAGAGTTGCTTTCTACGGATATTAGAATAAGGTGGGATGGTATACACATACTTGCTGCCGTCAATAAATTGCAGTATTATTTGCCGATCTCGTATTATGTCTGCTCGTTCGATGATGACGCGCCAGGCGGTTGTACTAAAAGGTACCTCATTAGGCGAAGCATCCAGAAAATCCGAAATATAATCTACAATCATCTGCTTGCGCTCTGCTTTGGATACGGATTTGGCTGCCCGAATAGACGAAAGAACAAGTTTGCAGCATAATTCTACCAGCGAGGGATTGTTCCTCAATTGCCACAGAACTGCTTTATTGAAGGCGTGAGTGATAACCTCTTCATACAAATAGGGAGTCTGGCATTTTTCAGCGTGATCATACCTGCGGTTACATTTCCAAACAGCATGGCGGTACTTTTTATTGTCGCGATAACTGCCAACGATTTTTCTGCCATACTTGCCCCCGCAATCACCACAGAACAGTTTGTTAGCAAAGGTGTTGTGACTGGGGTTTTCCTTGGTTGGCAAGCTTAACCTACGCTGAACCTCATCGAATACTTCCTTGCTGACGATTGGTTCATGATCGCTTTCGATATAGTATTGTGGCAATTCACCATTATTTTTGCGCCACTTCTTCGTCATGAAGTCTTCAGTATATGTTTTCTGCAATAAGGCCGCGCCGTAGTATTTCTCGTTGGTCAGAATACTTATCACTGTGGCTACCTGCCACGTTGGCTTGCCAGCAGGCGAAAGAACGGATTCAGCTTTAAGGATAGCGGCGATGTTGGATGGGGTCCGGCCTTCCAGGAACAGTCTATATATACGCCGGATGATTTTGGCTTCGTCTTCTACAATTGTGGGTTTATTGTCGTCGCCCTTTTTATAACCGAGAAAATATTTGTAAGGCAATGAGTAATTTCCATCGGCCATTCTCTTGCGGCAACCCCACTTTACGTTTTCAGATATGGAACGGCTTTCCTCCTGGGCAATGCTGGATAGGATAGTGAGCATGAGTTCCCCTTTGCTGTCAAAGGTAAAGATATGTTCTTTCTCAAAATAGACCTCAATGCCTTTTTCCTTCAGCATTCGGATAGTGGTAAGGGTATCCACAGTGTTCCTGGCAAAGCGGGAGATCGACTTGGTTATAATAAGGTCAAAACTGCCGTCCAGTGCGTCCTTGATCATGCTATTGAACCCTGCGCGATTCTTACAGGAGACACCGGAAATGCCCTCGTCTACGTATAGTCCGGCAAAATCCCAGTTTGGATGAGCATGAATATATTTTTCATAGTAGTCTTTCTGAGCTTCAAAGCTGACCAGTTGTTCCTCGCTTGAGGTTGATACACGTGCATATGCTGCTACCCGGCGCTTAAGGAAATGCTCTGCGGTATTTGTCGGAAGTAACGGTCGCGCGGCAATCTTAAAAACTTTCCTTTCCAT